CGGCCACGTTGGTGTTACCGCTGGCGGCGGCGACGGTGAATTGGGTGCTGTTGACCGAGAAGTTCCCGGTCACTCCGAGAGTGGTTCCGACCGTGGCAGCACCGCTTGTGGAGAGGCTGGAAAGGTTTGTGGCTCCGGTGACGCCAAGAGTGCCTGCGACCGATGTGTTCCCGCTGGAGGCGGCGACATTGAACTTGTTGGTATTGACCGCGAAGTCGCCGGTGGACGACAGGGTTCCAGGGACGGACAGGTTGCCTGTGAGCGTGATGTTCCCGGTGACGTTCAGGTTTCCGCCGATGGTCGCGTTGCCGCTGGTCGTGAGCGACGAAAGGTTGGTCGCTCCGGTGACCGCCAGGGTTCCGGTGCTGGCCACTCCTGCGGATGAAATCTGGAGCGCGGAATCGTTTCCGCCGCCATCGCTGATGGTTCGAAGAGACGCAGTGAGAACCGCGTTATCCGTGGTCTTGAGGAGCGCGGTGTAGGTCGATGCGACCGTGCTGCCTGTGAGTGGTGTTCCCATATTATGACCTCAATCTGTTCTTGTAAGTGGACCGAATCCTCCACTGGTCCCTGTAATTGCCAACGACATTCTTCGCATCTGCCACGATGGGTGTCGTCTGGCTGGCCGCGATGACTGCTGCGGCAAGATTTTCCGGCGACAAAGTCGTGTAAGGGGTGATGTCACCGGCAAGTACGCCGATGGCGGTTGTCGATCCGGTGTCCGTGAACAGCACGGAGGATGATCCAGACAAGTCGATGATTGCGCCGAGAGTATCTGGTCCGACAGTGAATGTTGCCGTTGTGGATCCCGTGGCGTTCAGAGCGCCTGGAAGCGTGGCCGGCCCTACCGTGAAGGTGATGGTTGAGCTTCCGATTGCCGACGAGATGAGTTCCAGCAGGGATGGACCGACTGTGAACGTGATCGTCGAAGCGCCTGCTGCATCTCGTCCTCCTGCGAGGTTGAGCGGATTGACGGTGAAGCCGGCTCCGACGTAGGTGTACGCCGACATGGCTCCCGATTGATACGGGAGGTTCCATGAGCTTGGGGCTAGGTGACCGTATGGTATGCCAGCGAGTTCGGACGATATTCCCTCACCGACACTTTGATTCCTGAGGTCCGTGCGTCCCCACATGGAGCGCAGGGTGCCGGGATCGCCGCCGCGCTGGCGAAGCGGCAACTGGCACAGGATTGAAGTGTTCTGCTTGAGGGCCATGTATCATCCCCAACCAACTTCGACTGCTCCGTAGAAATTGGTGTTGGCACCGGTCGCTGCTCCTGCGAAGTAGAGCCAGACGAGGCAAGCTCCATCGATGACGCGAGGAAGGCTTGGGAGCTGGTTCAGGAGATCGCGCTCGGCGGCAACGGAAGCCGTGGTGAGCGGGAGCGTCAGGAGTGGGCGAGCGAGGCAGAGGGCTCCGGTGCCGGTATTGGCTGCTGAGAACGTGACGCTTGCCACGGTGCTGACTCCGGTGTCACCGGAGGCGAGTGGCAGGAACGGTCCGTAGTTGTTGGCTGCCGTGCCGCTGTGGCTGATGTGGCCCACGATGGCTGAAGCCGTCATGGAAACGGTCACGGGAAGAGAGCGACCGGATGTCGGAGTGGTGTTCGAGTAGCTGAGGCTGATGGTCTGGGCAGTAGCACCGGCGGCAGCCGTCTGGACCCAGAACAAGCGACATCCTGCGCCGTTGGTGTAGCGGAGGGTTGGGGTGCCGGTGAGGGTTTGGGCGACGGCGGAGTTGTTGGAGATGCCCGGCCAGTAGCCTTGCAGGTCCACGAGCATGAGCTGGGATGGGACGCCTGTGGCAACGGCTGTGACCGCGGAAACGTTGAGGATGTGCTTGGTGTCTGTGCTGACATTCCCGCCGTGGGGCAACCCGAAGATCTGGGTTCCGTTTCCGGTGGATTCATTACATGAAGTCCAGGCAAGTGAAGTTCCCGCCCAAGCATTGGCGATGGGAGTGCCGCCTAGACCAGAAAAGTCGTACCACCGACCAGCGGTGTAAGCTGAGCCGCCGGTGATCTTGTTCCAATCGGTTCGATTGAACTTTCCGTTCGTCGTGATCTCGTTGACGAGATCATCCATGGATGAGAAGCCCATTATCAGTTCCAGGTGAATTGCAAGAATCCGCGAAGTGGCGCGAATGTCGTTGCGGTGTTGTTGAGTGCGATGAAGTTCAGATAGGCACCGTTTTGGATCTGCACACAGTTGGCCTTGCTTGTGAAGAACACGGTTTCCGCCTCTGTGTTCTGCTCTCGGATGAGGTGTGTTGCAAGCGGTTTGACCAAAACGATGTTACAGAAGCCGCCCATGCTGGCGTTGCATGTGACGGTTTGGATGCTTCGGATACCTCTGTCTCCGTTGGCGAGCGGGATGAACGGAGCGGCTGCTCCTGCGACCAGCGTTGAGTTGGAGTTGTTGACGATGGTTCCGATGGTTCCGCTGAAGGTTATCCCGAATGTGGTTGTCCTGTTGGCTGTTCCAGCGCTGTTGGTGTATGTGACGGTTACCGTCCCGTTTCCTGTCATTGGAGCTGCCACAACGAAGTAGGCCTGGACGCCTTCACCTGAGGTGTATCTGGAGATGCTGACTGGGTTGCTCATGTCCTGCGGATCGAGCGAATCCATGTCGATCAGCGGATAGAACATGAGGTAGTCGGCCAACAGCATGGTCAATGGGACTGATGCTGTGGATGTTCCTGCTGACAGCGCGAAGAGGTGTTTGGTCTGGCCTGCTGATGGTGTTGGGCCTGTGTAGATTCCTCGGTTGGACTCACCTGTGAGCAGAGTCCCTTCGTACTGTGTTCCGACGTAGGCTTGATAGACTGGTATGCCTGCGCCGATGGATGCGTCGTACCAGCGAGATGCCGTTCCGAATGGAACGCTTGTCTTGAAGAAGAACGACTGCCAGCTCGCTGCTTCTGCGAGAGGTACTATTCCATTGAAACCCATGAGTCTTGCTCTGGTTCTGGGTTTCTTGGGACTAGATCAGCTTGTGGAACGCCGTCTGGATGTTCCCCGCAGACGTGGTAGGAGGGGTTGTCATCGAGCGGCCACAACTGCCGCAAACAATGGGGGCAGAAGTAGTCCACATGATCAATCAACGGTGACGGTGAGGGCACCTGCGGCGAACTGCGGCTGGATACCGTTGGAGACAGAGAGGGAGGAGGTGAGTGCGCCAATGAATAGGAGGTTGCCGGCTCCGGACCCGCTATCAGTGCCGATGCCGAAGTGGGTGAGTGTGTTTGAGCCGCCGGTGCATTGAGCGAACTGGACGAGGGCGGTGTTACTGATGGTTGACGTGGTGAGTGTCCAACCTGCGCCGGACCTGGCGACGCCGACTCTGGCGTATCCGGTGTATGTGGCCTCGTTGGTGTTCTGGTTTCCTGCCTCGCCGGGATCTGCGGTGTGGAGGCTGACGTAGAACGAACCTGCGACTGTGGAACCTTGTAGGCCACCGGTGTTGCCGATGTGTCCCCAGTTCACGTTGAGGAAGATGAGATCGAGGAGATCCGCCTCGGCGGCGTTGGTCATTGACATAGCGTTGGAATCACTTGGTTTTCGGGAGAGCGTACCAACCGGCAGGGAGTGTCACGGTGGATGGCCCCACGAGTTTCTGATCTTTGTCGAAGCCGTATACGCTGGCCTTGGTTGGTTTGGCCAGCATCACGGGATCACCGCTTGGGACCAGCACCACCTTCGTCTGCTGGCAGGCCGGGAAGATCGGCAACGCGAGCAGCCAGATCATCCTTGAGAGCCTTTGGGGCTTGGCCGTGCTGGACATCGGTGGGCGGGGTTTCTCGGAAGAAATCGAGGAATGCCTTGATGATCTGGTAGATCCAGCCGGCGCTCATTCCTTCTTCGCGTTGCTCTTGATCGACCAGGCGACGCTGACCAGCGACAGGAGGGCGCCGACAATCTCGGTCACCTGCTCTGTGCTGGCGACACCCTTGGCGACAAGGAATCCGCCAGCGGCGGTGAGGGCGTGGCGGATGAGGGAGGCGATGTTGGGGTTCATTTCAGTATGAGTCGGACGAACATTTGGGCGAGAACAACGATAACAGCGAGGCCGCCGAACAGCTTCCATTGGAACTGCTTGAGGCCTTCGACGCAGGCTTTGATGCCGTGGATGTCGGAGACTAGACCTGAGTCCTTGTCGCCGATGGTGGTTTCAAGCCTCACGATGCGGACCTCCAGGTCGTGTGTATCGACGGGCGGCATGGTTCACTCGGGCTTGGGTGTCTGAGCGGCTGCGATGATTATCTCGGCCAGAGGAACGGCCACCTTCGCGTTGGCGTAGCCACCGGCTTTGATGCTGATGTCGATGAGCTGGAGCAGTTGGTTGGCCTGCTCCTGAGTCAGTTTGATTTCAATCATGCGGCGGGAGCATCGGCAACGATGGCAGGATCGGCAACCACAACCGGAGCGGGAGGCGCCCACGGCAGCGGCAGCACGACAACCGGCGGGTTGATCTGGTTCTGGATCTGGAGCGTGACGTTGGCCTCAATCGCGGCTTGATCGACTCCGTTGGCGTAGCACCAGCCGAGAACCTGATCCTGCGTGAGGTCAGGATACGGAGTGAACGCATCGGTCGGCGGCGCGAACGAACAGGAGCCGTAGCAGGTTCCGCTGTAGGTCTGCTCGGTGTCGCCGGAGCCGGTGGTTTCGGTGCCGTTGCACCGCCAGTCGGCGGTGATGACGACATCGGTGAGCGAGCCTTCGGTCGGCTTAACGAGAAGGCGTTCGATGATCCAAGAGATGTTCATGGTGGTGTTCGATTAGGCGTTGGCGAGCGTGGTGACGGTGCCGGAGCTTCCACGGTACTTCAGCGCACCGGCTTCGACGTAGAGTTGGCCACCGGCGACGTTCGCAGTCGGAGCGGTTCCGTCGGCAATCTGGATGGTCTTGGCAGCGGTGGTTCCGGCAGCGGTAAGACCCACCAGCAAATTCCCCGACGCATCGAGCGTCATCGCTTGGGTGAACGTGATGGCGTTGCCAGCGGTGCCGGAGGGAGCGGTGAACCACTTGAAACTACCGCTGTTATCTTGTTCAAACCGCTGCGCGCTTGTGTTTAGCTTGTAAATCCAGTTTGTTCCGTTGTAGTAACAGTTGCGGCTAATTCCAACCTGTGTCGCAGCTGCAATAGCATAATTTGCCCCATAAGTATCAACATCAATCGCCTTCGATGCTGCCGCCCACGCACTCGGCGTAACTCCGATGCCGACGTTGCCGGAGGAGTCGATAATAAGATGCGTTCCGTTGGCGTTTTGGAATGAAAACGCACCGACTGAAGAGGTCGAAACGAAGTTGAAAAACCCGTTTGCAAACCCTCCGTTTGCAGAAGTCGTAAAATTGACTTTCCGACTTGTTCCGCCGAACTGAGCAATGATGCTGTTGTCAGCACCCTGCACATCCAGCTTGTACGAAGGACTCACCCCCACGCCCAAGCCGGTCGAGTTCAGGGTCATGGCGGTGCCAGCAACGCCGCCGACTTCTGACCAAGTGCAAACACCGTCAGCGGCAATGCGATAATGCTCAAGACCACCGGACGATCCACGCGTGACGAAAACAAGATCGTTTGTAGGAGTCGCTTGATTGGTGAATTGGCAATTTACAGACCCACCAAACAAACCAGCAGCATTGTAGAACTCAACCGATCCGAAGTTGTTGTTAGTACTGCTTGTATTCTGGATTCGCAAGCTGGCTCCACCAACAGGAGGTGAAGTCAGCGCAGTCGAAGTGTTAGACTTTGAGAGATGAACAAATTGAGCGGGTGAAGCGGTTCCAATTCCAACACGATCATTCGTGCTGTCCACCTTCAACGTCGAGGTATCCACCGTCAGGTCGCCGCTGATGGTGGCGGAGGCGAGCGTGGCGGTGCCGGATGCGCCGAGAACATTGTTGATGCTGATCTTCTTGGTAGTACCAGAAGCCGCCATTGTCGTGTCACTCACATCGACAATCGGAAGCACATCATTCGCGGGATCAGCCGCAGTCAGTGCCGTAAGTGCTGTGATCTTCGTGTCGGGCATATCAATAAACGGTTAGAATGAACTTGCTTGAATCTTCGGTGAGGAGCAGATCAGTGCCCTGCTCAGTGGCAATTCGATCATAGGTTCCAAGACTGAGAACGATCTTGCTCGCATCTTCCAACAGGACGAAGAAGTCGTCCTCCTGCAACAGGTCTCGGCGAAGGATCGGAGGATCAACCGGAATGACGCCACCGCCACCCGCCGATGCCAACCGAGTTCCTAGAGCCAGGGTAGTCACAGGTCATCAGGACTGGATCACGCCATTCGTGGCCCACACCACACCGCTCGAAAGCTGGAAGCTGGTGATCGGGGCTTGAATCGTGACGCCAGCCGGGATCGTCACGGTCGAGAAGGTGCCGACGATGTTCGCCCCGCTGATGCTGGAGATCACCGTCGGAGCGAGGAACGTCAGCGCAACGAACGGACCGGTGTAGCTGGCCGTGTCCTGCACGAGTCGGCCACCGGCAACTCCCATCGAATACTGAATGGCTTGGTTTGATACGTCGCTCATATGTCCCAAATCTTCCGAATCTGATTCTTGGTGAAAGTACTCTCAAAGCGCGAGCCCTGCCGATCCTCCAACCGGCTGAACCCTTTCTTCACATGATCCTTCAGCTCGGCCTCGCGGGCAAAACCGGTGACCCCGAAGCGGGCCACCGGCTGTCTCTGCCAGCGTTCGCCTTTGATCACAATGGAATCGGTTCCCATCGGAGCGATATGCTCGATGGACCGGCCTTTGTTCTCGAAGGTGTAGATCGGCATCTTAGCTCTCCATCTCGCTGTCGTACTCCTCGGCCATCTTCCGCATGCCTTCCTTGTCCATGGGCTTCTTGGCTTCCATGGCATCTTCACCGGTCTTCTCGTACTCGGCGGGCATGCCGTTGACGCTACGGATCTCGATGTAGGCTTCTCCGTTGTCGAGCTTCTTCAGTACACCGCGAACATCATCCAGAAGAACCTCGTCACCGACCTCGGGCATGGCCTGCTCGCCATCCTCCATATCGGTGGAGAGAGCCTCGATAGGAATCGAAATCATGGGCGCATTGTTGTCGGCCTCTTCGCATCCGCAAGCGGAATGAGAAGGGGCACCACCGATTGCTCGATGATGCCCCTTTGGGCCGACGGCAATCACCATGATGGTGGCCGTCTTGGGTTTCATTACAGCGTGGTCGAGGTCTTCGTACGATGCACCAGGTACCAGACCGGGTTGCCGGTGGAACCAGTGTTACCAGCGGCCAGACGGAGCGTGGCGAAGTAGAGCTTCACGCCGACCGTGACGAGCTGGTTCAGCGGGTCGCTCTTGTCCGGGGTGTCGGTGATCACGATCTTCGGGGAGAGCGGATCATCACCGGTCAGGGCAGGGATGCCGAACGCCTCGCTGCCGAAGAAGAACGAAGCGATGATGTCCTTGCTGACGGCCAGACCACCGCCAGCGGCAGTCGCCTGATAGACGAACTCGTCGCTCGCCGTACCGGAGCCGGTGCTGACGAACGAGTTGGTCTGGGTGACGACGCGGCAACCGTAGATGGAGCCGACCTCGCCCTTGTAGAACGGCTGGCCCTTGTTGCCGTAGTTGGAGGCGTTCAACCAGTCGCTGTCGCGCATCAGGTCGCGGGCCACGCGGGGATCGGTGGCGAGGACGTAGCCGCCATTGATCAGCGGGGCGCGGTTGCGCTTCAGCCGGGTCATGGAATCGAGGACAGCCGAGGCGGTCATCGTGGTGTTGGCGGCGGTCGTGTCGCTGTTCAGCGCAGAGAAGGTCTGCGTGGTCAGCGTGGCCGGGTTGCCGTACACCTTGATGCCACCGGAACCGGCGGCGGTGTTACAGGCATCCGAGTTGTCGAACGTGCCACCACCCTCGGCAGCGGAACCGATGGACGAACCGCTGGCCGTGAGGTTGGAGCCGATCAGCGTGTTGCGGATCACCGAGTCAACCCAGAGGGCCATGTCCAGACCGCTGGTCTTGGTGGCCTGCTGGAGCGAGTTGAACAGGTCGGTGGCGCGGAGGATGTCCGTGAGGCCGATGACCTGACCGTACTGCGACAGACTCTTGTCGAGCTTGTTCAGCGCGAGAGCGCGGTAGTTGGCCGAGGCGATGGCCGTACCCTCGGTCAAAGACTGAACGCTGCCGATGCTCGGCGCACCGAAGCGGAACATCGAGATGGCCTTGTTGCCGTTGTTCTTGGGGATCGGGGCCTTCATGCCGAACTGATCGAGGATCGTCTCCTGAGTGACGATGCTGAGCAGCTCCTTGCTGAAGTAGTTCTGGAACTGGTTAGTAAGCGTAGTTGAGGTCGTGACTGGCATATTGTAGTTGTGGTTGTGCCATCAGGCCGCTTCCCGGTCGAACTCCCTCGACGCTCGCATGAGTGCCTCCCTCTGCTCCTTGAGGGACAGCTTGGAGAAATCCTTCTCCTCGGCCTTGAGTTGTCCTGCCGGAATGCTCTTCCCGATAGCTGTCTTCTGCTGGAGCTTTTCCAACTGTTCCTTGAGAGCTTTGTTCTCGCTCTCAAGCGACTGAGCTTTGCCAGCGGTATCTTGCAGCTTCATCAGTTCAACCGCATGGACGAGTCCATCCGGCATCCCCGTGAGGAACGGCACACGCTGGAGAATCTCAACAGTCCGCTTGTACTCGGCACTCGACTGATCCTTCAACCACGGCTCCTTGTCGGCCAATCGATTGTAGTTGTCAGCCCACTGCTTTGCCATGCGCTCCTGCTGGACCTTCTGCGCCTGCTGGGACGCGGACTTGCGAACCCCTTCGGCCTTGGCTCGCGCTGCCTTGGCCAACTGGGTATCGCCATCGGCATCGAACTCCTTGGCCGCAGCCTCGTAGTCCTCCGCCGTGTAGCCCTTGTCATCCCTGAAGGAATTGGCTTCCGCAACCTGGGATTGCTCCCTCTGCTTCTGCCATTCCTCCCGCTCCCGTTTCACCGCCTCGCGCTCGGCCTTGATGGCCTCCTTCTCGGCGTTGATCTGCTCCCAAGTCTTGGCCTTTCGCTGTTGCTCCTGGGCAAACTTGGAATCCCGCTTCTGCTCAGCGGGCGGCTTCTGCTCCTGCTTACTCTCGCTCTTGGCCGTGTTCTCAACCTCTTTCCCGGCGGACTCCACTTCTGTGGTTTCCTTCTCGGCTGGAGCAACCTCCTGTTTGGTTTCCGGCTGCTCCGTACTCCGATTGTCAACATCGACACCAGCATCGAAGTCGTTGGCCAGTGCGAGCATCGCATTGGCATCCATCGCTGTGTTCTGAGTTTCGTCTGACATTGTGCTATCACTCGTTTGCTGGCCCGCACAGACCAACAACCGCAACTTTGATCCTATGTGTTCGTGACAGAATCCGGATCAGTATCCTGTCCCGTAATTGATTCCTGATCGGCCATCACTTCGATGACCTTCACAAGACTGGCCTGACCCATTGCAAACCCAGCCGAGTATTGCAAATGGTTTCGGTCCGTAATCGCAGAAGCGTTCTGCATCAGGACCGTGTTCAACAGGGCGTCCTTGAACTTCTTGCCCACGTCAGACCTGAGGAATGCGTTCAATGCCATCGCCTCCTCCTTGCCCCACGGAAGCGGGTCCACCCACTTCTGATGACGACCAAATGTCCAAGCCGCTCGCAGTCGGCCAATGAAGCTGATCATTTCGCGGCCTTCTTCCGACCGGCAGCCGCACGGCGCATGAACTCCGCAGCCCCGAGCTTCTTGCGCCCGATCCAAGCGGCCAGAGCCTTCGGATCATCCGCGCCCTCCTTCTTGAGCTGCGTGGCCAACTTGCTGAACTTCGTGGGTTTCTTCTTCATGTGGTTATGTGGTTACCATGCTCGGCACGACCACGTTCTCGGCTTCGTTGGATCCGTCGCCGTGTCGCAGTTGTGCCGCGCACGAAAGTTCTTCCGCCGACCCGGATCATCCTTCTTGATCTCCATCTTCGGATCACCGAACCGGACCTTGATCACAGTCCCCTTCGGATTGCGGACATACACAGCCTTCTTCTTCGCCTCGCCGGGCGTGTAGAACGGCTTGTTCAACGTCACCTTCTTGCCTTGGTACTCAGCCATATCAGGATTGGAACAGCGGTGATTCTTGGATCTCCTTCAACGTCCCATTGGTCCTCGCCTTCTGGAACCGAACCTTCGGAGGAACACCCTCCTCAAGCTGCTCCATCATCGGCGGCGGCGGCGGCGGGGGCGGAGCCGGAATCGCCTGGAACTCGCCACACCAGTCCATCGCATGGACAGTAGGCCAACAAGTGGGTCTGCCACTCGGCGGATACCTCCGGCAGGTTCCATCGGCAGCACAGTATCGACAATCTCTACAGGTCATTGGACAGCAGGAACAGGGGCCGGGGCCGGGGCCGGGGCCTGCTGGGCCGCGAGCATCCCCGTACTCTCAAAAAACTTCTGGATCTCCTTCCGCAGCTTCCGCGCCTCATTCGTCGCCACCTGCTCGTAAGCCTGTAGCAGACTGTCCAGCCGGCTCATGAACGCATTCTTCGCCACAGGACTCAACACCTGCCCCTGCTGCATCGCCCCATTCAGATACTGCATCAACACCCCGATCCTCCCCGCATAGTTCTGACCAGGCTTCGCAGGCACAGGCACACCCACGAGCAGCGTCGGGATCGTCTTCGCCTCATCCTCCAACTCATCCACCTGCTTCTGCCCAGGATCCCGCAGCAACCGCTTCACCAGACTCGGATCATCCAACTCCATGATGCTCTTGTCCAACTCCACCTGATCCACCCAAGGCGAGTTCATGAACAACTGCTTCCGATTGATGGCCTGCTGCACCATCACCTGACGACTCACCATGTCCATCCCACCCTTCGGCTCCAACTCATACTGGTCATGCAACGCCACCGGATCCGCTTCCAACGAATCCTCCGCAAACCGATACCTCAGACTCTTGCTGTCGTACTGCACATACAACGACCACGCCTGACGATACAGCTTGCCCAACGCCATGCGGAACAACCGCGCCCGCAAATCCCCACTCTGCATCGCCTGCGCATTGATGCTCTGGATCTCCGTCGCCGTCCTCCGGTCGCTGCCACCACTCATCACACTGCCCATCGTGTAGTCCGGGCTCCCAATCCGGTTCTCAGCCACCGCCCGAGTCTGGTTCAACTCCTGATCGAAACTCACCGGCGGCTGCGGCATCTGCACCGGAGCCACCCCATACGGCAGGATCTGCCCCGGCTGAAACCGCAGATTGATGCTGTTCGGCAACTCCCGCTCCGCCCGGAACAACGGACGGTTGTACAACGTCATCGCATCATGCTTGTGGTTCCACATCGAGGTCATGCTCAACTCAAACGGAGCCAAGATCTCACACACACCCCGCGGACTAAACCACCCCTTGTCCTTGATCTCATACGGGAAATCCACGAACGGACACTGCCCATGGTCATACGGCAACTCCATGGGATCCCGCAGATCCAGATCCACAGCCGCAGGACTGTAAAGATACACCTCCCACTTCCCAGCATCCGTCTTCCGATACACCTCCCAGATGATCACCCCATCGGTGTTGCTCGTGTAAGTAATCCCCTCACGCAGTTGCTTCGCGTCATTCTCACTCGCCGCACCCGGAATGTTGTCGTCCTCCTGCGGGTTCCCACGGATCCGCTGGATCGTCTTCGAGTCCGCCTTCCAACCAAACTGGCCAGCCATGCGCTTGTACGCACCCACACTCATCGGCATCACATGCACCGCCCAATCCGCATCCTGCAAATCCGTGGTGTACGGCGGCACCACGAAATACATCGGATCCACCGCCTCAAACCCCACCCTCTTGTCCCCAGGATTCCAGAAACACTTCATCACCCCACGCCCACTCATCAGCGTGTAATCCACCCAGCTCAACACCTCATCCACAAAGTTCGTCTTCTCCCGAATCTTGTAGTTGAACCAGTCCTCAGCCACTTTGGTGTAGCTGTTCAACTGCTGCCTCATCGGGACAAAGCTGGCCACAACATCCATCCCCAACGCCTGCTGGAGGAACAACGGCTTCAGCTTCTCAATCGCCGTGTCAATCAACGGCCAATGCAGGTCCGCAGCCTTCGGCCACGGCTTGTTCGTCCGCCGAAGCCCATGATGCCGCAACTCATACCACCGAGTCTGCCGCAACTCCCAAGGACTCCGCTGCTCGATACTCGTCAGTATCTGCCCCTGCAAATCACTCCGCCCCTTTTCGGTCATCATAAATCCTTCACCCCTTCCTACCCCCCTACCTCACATCCAGCAAGCGCAACCCCCTCCGGCTCCAGTGGGCCAATCTCCTCCTCCATCCGCTCCAACAAGCTCCTCCCATCCTCTCCCACCGCCCTCAGATACTCATCCATCCGCTTCCCACCACCACCACAGAACGCCAGCACCAACGCATCCGCACGATCAGGACTGTTGATCCCCCTCGCCCTCAACTCGTCCTTCCCCTCCAACGTCAGCTTCCCCTTCCCATTCGTCCGCACCTTCCGGGTCACCAACTGCTGGAGAAGAACCTCGTCATTCCCAACAGGCCCCAAGTTCACCTTCCCCTCCTCCACCATCCGACCAAACTCAATCCACATCTCCGCCGCACGATTCACAAACTGATCATCCCGAATCGCCCGCTCCCCAAAATTCACCCGCCTCACATCCCACCCCTCCGCTCGGAGAGCGTCGCACATCACGATCCCCATCCCACCCACATCCGCATACACATCCTCCGCCTTCAACTTCCACTTCCGAAACTCACTGATAAACCTCCCCACACTCGCCATCGTGTCCTTGTCCCGCCACCTCACCAGCCCCTTCACCACGTTCCCATGCCGCACCACGAGAACACTCTCATCCCCACCAGCACTAAAGTCACACCCAGCAGTCAAACGGTGACCTTCCGTATCCTCCTTCGGCGGGCCACTCACCAGCCTCTGCCAGTCCGCCGTCCGCACCGCCGTCAAACTCCCGTCATCCTCCATGAACTCCGCATGTATCATCGACCGCACCAACGGATGACCCTCTCCCCACCTCGCCACCTGCTCCTCAATCCACTCCTTCCGAATATGCGGACAATCATACGCCGTCACCGTAAACGTCTTCCACTTCCCATCATTCCTCCGAAACACCTCATAGAAATACCCGCTGCTCCCACCAGGACTGCTCATCAACAACACCCGCGTCGGCTGACACCGCTCCATCGACTGAAAGATCCCGTCCGGCACAGCCTTCGCCTCATCCACCACATACAACAAATCCCCACTCGGCCCCTGCACATGCCACCCCTCAGCCTTCTCAGGATTACTAGCCGAAAACCCAATACACCGACTCACCAACTCCTGCCCATCCACCTTCCTCGGATACACATACCGCACCTCACCATCCTTGATCGAAAACCCATTCTCCTCACCCCCCAACCCATTGATCATCTTCCGCAAATGCGGCCACAACGCATCCGCCACCTGCCGATACACACCAGCCGTACACACAACGAGGCTTCCAGGCCAACGAAGCATATGCCAAATCACCACACTCGCCGCCACCATGCTCGTCTTCCCTGACCCATTCGCAGCCTTCAACGCCACCTTCGCATGCTTCTCATTCAACGCACCCAACACCGCCTTCTGCCACGGATACACATCCCGTAGGCCAAGCATCATCTCAGGAAAGTTCTCCAGCCTCTGTGCCTCCTCCAACATCTTCCGCTGCTTCCACGCAGGAATATGAGAACCCATCCCCAACGATGGAGAACGTTTCCTCTTTATCTGCTTGACAGGCATAAAATTGTGGGCGGTTGGAAGAGGGGGGTATCAGGGAACCTCCACCCCCACCTTGGGGGTCGTCCCCCCCCGTGGTCTTTATTTAGTATTACCGAAAGCACCTAGTAGTGCGCCGCTAATTGACAAATCCTTACCACCCTTTCCAGTATGTTCTAGTGAAGCCCTAGCTACATATCCACGAGTACGCTCTAACAACCACGCGGAGCCTTGCCAACCATTGGATGCGGAGCGTACCACACTAGCCAATTCCAATTCCCCCTTGAATTGCGCTTCTCTTATTTGATTAGCAAAGGAAGGGTTTCTTTGTAGATACAAAGCCCACGTTCCCCCTCCATCATGGAACCCGCATCCGATGGCGATGCGTTCCATCGGTATTCCAAGGCGGGCCGCTTCGATTGCTGTTTTTATCTGCTCCGTTGAAAGCGTTTTTTGCGGCCTTCCAATCTTCTTCCCTGGTTTCACCTGGACTTGGACTTCCGCCTCGTTTTCCTTCGCCTTCGCCTTCGCCATGCGTTCCCCCCTTTGCCTTCTGGATTCCCTTCGCGAAAGTCCCCAACACTTTCCTATTGACCTCCGTGGTACTCTGCCGTACCGTGCTGCCCGTGAGCCGATGATCGGCTCCGTTCCAAACCCATGCGTTCCCTCAAAAACCTACTGTCCGCCCTCGCGCTTCTCGCGCTTGCGGCTCTCGTAATCCTCGCCCTCGCCCTCTGCTTCGCGGAGTTGCTGATCGGAGGCGTCCAGTGAACGGTTTTGTTCTCCACGAAGACTCTTCCCGAGTGATCATCGCGACGGGCTTTGAATCCCCCAGCGACAATCGGAAAACGGGCGATATGATCCAGATCTGGATCCTTGTCCGTTCCGTGGACCCCGTCCATGCAATCCGTGAAGGTCTAGACCGTTTAATCTGCGGCAATTGCCGACACCGTGGAAACGGCGACGGGAGCGAGCGTTCCTGCTACGTCAATGTCGGACAAGCTCCCCTTGCGATTTGGAGAGCGTGGAAAGCGGGCGCATATTTGCCCCTGCCTTCCGTTTCTGTTTTCGCGGGCCGCCGGGTCCGTTTTGGGGCCTACGGCGACCCCACGCATATGCCATTGTCCCTTGCTCTTGCGATCGCGGGTGTCGCTTCGGGATGGACAGGCTACACTCACCAATGGAGAAAGCCTAGCCTGCAGGGTTGGCGTTCAATCCTGATGGCCTCCGTGGACACCGCCGCCGAGCTGGTCATCGCTAGGTCAATGGGCTGGAGCACCTTTAGAGTCACCCCCGACCTGGACCACCACACGATGGAAACCCTATGCGCCAGCGATCGCCTTGGGACCCCGTGTTCAGATTGCCTAGCGTGTGCCGGTGCGCGGGGCGGGCAACGGTCGGTTTTCATTCCTGCCCACGGGTCGGGCCGTCGGCATTTCGTTGAATCCGTGGCTTGAATTCCCCGGCCAGCCCATGCGCGAGCGTGGGTTGCGCGGGCAATTGATGCCCTCTCAACATATGAAAACCACACAAACAAACCCCCGCAATCCCTACCGCATCAGTGTTAACGAAACCCTGGAAAACGAGGGTATCGACTCGAGCAACGAAGATTCCGTTTTCTCTTTCGTTCGGCATGCCTCGTTTGACGCAACGGCACCCGCATGCTGTTCAGAGGGTTGCATCGTGGAGCCTGACGGAACTTGCCCCCACGGATGCCCCTCCGTTCTCCTTGTGATCGGCATGATTTAAACCCATGAAAACCGAACACACTTTCAAATCGGAAGACTCCGCGATCGAAGCCTCGATTGCTTTGAACCTTTGGGGGTCCCGGCGCAATCGGGGCGCAATCATCGCCTATCGGGACCGTTCAACGGTTTTCCTTCGCCCGGAGTTTACTAGCAAGGATACCCTCCGTGAGTTTGCAAGGCTCATCGAAGGGATCGAATCATGAAGCCCATCCTTCGCGCCCTTGGGTTTCTCGCCCTTTGCCTTTTCTGTTTTCTCCTGATGCTGCTCTCGGCCCTAGCTAGTATCGTCCGCCGATAGTTAGGCTCCGTTCGATTCAAGCCCCAAGGAATCCCCTTGGGGTCTTTTCTTTGTCTAGTGGGCCACTAGTTCCTTCCTTCCTTCCTTCCTTTCCTACCCGTACCCGTTCCCCAGGATACCGGCATCGGACACTCGATGTCCTATCCTCTAGGTTCGGACATTGGATGTCCTATGCTTGGCATACGCCATACCGTGATTCGGGATTCGGGGTTTGGGATCTTGGAATCGGGGTTTGGAAAATCGGACAAATTCCTGCGCGGTCTGCCGGATTTCGTTTGGAGGCCCGTAAACATTGGTCGGGATGGCGTCCAGAAAATCCTCATGGTGCGGCAGATTCCCGCTTGACGATGGGGATGATGGTGCGGTAGGTTGTCCTCATCGCCGCATGGAGCGGTGGTGAAACTGAAAGGATTGAGTGATGAATGCTGTAATTCCTGCGCCGATGGTTGGTCGGTGGGCTCTGAGCGAGTCCGATGAGAAGCTGGTGCGGACGTTGTTCCGTGGCCATCAGGAGATGATGGCTCGGTATCATGGCGACCCTAAGGGTCGTGAGGAGCTGGCCGATGAGGCGGGGTACTGGGAGAAGGCGGCTCACCGCATTTGGCGGGAGGCTGGGAATCGGGACCGCCCGACATGGGAGATCATCATCCTGCTCACCCGTGAGAGTGGGGGTGAGCTGTGAGCGGTTCCTCGGACATGGTGACCACTAGTTTCCAGATTGAGTATCGTCTTCTTGTATTACTACAGAAGCGAGCTGAGGAGCTTGGTTTTCGTAGCTGGGGTGCGTATCTCCGTCATGTGGTTGATTACCACGTCATGCTTGTGGAGCCGGATCTGATGGGGGTGGCGAAGGAGTAGGCCAACCTCCCCCTTCCGGTACCCCTAGGGGGGATCTCGCGGGGGGGCTGGTAACCCCCTGATCCGCTCCCCCCGGACCTCCCCCTTCCGATCCCCCGAATCCCACCCCCGGAAACCCCATCCGGGGGCTTTTCGTTTCTGGCACGTCCGAACCCCGGATCGTAAAATGATGCGGACCCACCCCTCCGACGCACTGGCGACCCCTTCCAGCTCCAGCGCGGGGCATTCCCGCTTCCCGACCAAACCCCAGCTTCCGCTCGCGGGAGAAGAATTACTTCCAAATAGGGGAGGAGGAGAACCTGAGCGAAGGAGCGAGTGAGCGAGTGAGTGGGATAGTTTACTGTGTCGCCCCCCCCTTGGGCAGGGTAGCCCAAGGAATGGGGGGGCGACACTCCCCTATTTAGAGGGGATAGTGGGTGTTGCCCTAGGGGGGAGGAAGTGTCCAATTAGGGGTGCCCCATTGGCCCCTGAGACCCCCCCTAAGGAGACCCCCCTAGTTGGATATGGGCGCGGTAGGCGGCGAGCAGGCGGCGGTGCTTGGTTTCCAGGGTCTCGAGCCTGATCTCCAGCCTCTCGATCCGCTCGGAATCGGTGTACCGGATGGAGCGGTTGTCGGCTCCGTGCCATGCCCGGTCGATACGGTCGAATACAATGATACCTCGTTTCCTCAGTTCATTGAACACACGACTGGCCCGCTCCTTATCACATTGCATCGCGCCCGCTATGTGATTGATCACTTCGCTATGCTCCGGGTTCTTATCATGCTTGAGCTTTGGCATGCTCCCGAACCTATCTCTGTATGTCATATCATGTCCCTCCGCTTGGCCTTATTTACATACGGTTTCTTCTCTTTGAGTTGTGCGCCGGTCATGACCATGGGGTTCCATTGTTCCCATTTGATGCCTGTGGCTGCGTGTTGGAGGTTGAGGTTGTTGGCTGGGAGTCGTGATCCGCGCTTGCAGAATGCCAGCTGGAAGCGTCTGGGCTTGGACTGGCCTACTTCGTGGAGCACGGCGATCTCTCGTGCCCAGTTGGCGAGTTCGCTGGATCCGAATCCTGCGTGGGCCAGTTCCATGGTGGTGAGTGGTTCGCCGTCCTTGCGCTGGGGTTTGGAGATGTGGTGCATCCAGATCCAGACGACCTTGGTCTCGTGGAGGATTGGCTGGAGCTTGTTGCGTAGGAACACGCTGACCTCGCCTTGGTCGGAGAGGTCGCCCCCGAAGTAGGAGAAGAGTGGATCGGCGACGATGACATCGAGCTTGGAGCGGTGGATGAACCGGCGAGCGTAGGCGAGGAAGGAGTCGCTGGTGCGAACGGATTCGGTTCGGAACTCCAGCTGGGCCTGTAACCGTTTCATCTGATCGCCTGTCGTTTCCAGCCCTCTGCATACGCCTTGGAACGCTTCTGCGAGGTCGCCCTTGTCGTTCTCTGCTTGGATCACACCGATCTTGAGAGGGCGGACTGGGGTGATGCCGAAGAAGTCGAGGCCGAGGGCCCAGCGGATGATGATCTGCATCATGAGGGATGACTTCCCGATGCCGGTGCCACCGCTGATGATCATGGAGGATCCGCGGGTGAGCCAGCGGTTGCCGATGAGGTTGTCTGGATCGTTGGCTGGGTCGAAGTGGATGAGGTCTCGGACTGAGACGATGGTGGCTTGGTCTTCCTCGCTTTCGCGGTTGGTGAGCCAATCCTCCCATGAGTCTGCGCCCAGGTTGGTGGCCAACAGTTTCTGTTGGGATTCGCCGCGCCATGCGCCGGGTAGGCGTGAGAAGCGGGATGGGTTCTTGTTCTTTGGATCGACGCCGGGGATGGCCTTGTAGATTTCGTCGCGGCGGGCGTCCCATTCCTTGCGGGAGGATGCGTCTACTCGGACCCATGCGTGGATGGATTTGCCGCCGGAATCGATGAGGACGCTGATGGGGAGGCCGGATGCGCGGAGGCGTTGTTCCTGTTCGGGTTTGGGGAGTTCGTCGAACTCTACGAGGACGTGGCGGTATGCGCTGACGTCGTTGTCGCTGCCGCTGTAGAGGTTTGGTTTGAATGGATTGATGCGGACGAAGACGCCATCGAGCCGGTCCTTTCGGAGGAGGATGGAATCTGGGTGATCGAAGCGTTTGATCCATTCCTCGACTGGCAGGAATGAGCCTGAGGTGATTGGCCTACCGTCCTCGACCTGTTCGCAGATGGATACGGTCTCGCCTTGAGCGAATGCGGCGGTGAGGAATCGCTTGAACTCCGAGTCGGTCTCCAATGGTTTGGCAGGCTTGAACACGACTCGTGTGAGGTCTGTGTGTTGAGGGCTACCGGATGCATGGAGGAGGTGGCCGGCTGGTTTGTCGTGGGGTTTGGAGGCGGCGTCGCGGATCTTGTGGATGAGATCGCGGTCGCTCCAGGGTGGCTGGCAGGAGCGGTTCCAGTCCGAGAGGAGGCTGAGGGCGTCGGTCTCAGAAAGGCCGAAGCCGTGGACGAGGCCCACGGCTGCGGTGTAGGTGGTTGAGTGGCCGTTCTGGCCGCTGACTGCTGGTGGTACTCTACTGAGCCATGCTGCTGCGCGTTGGAGTGGGTTCATTTCGTTGCTGGAACTTTGTGTGGAACTCTGAGGCGAGTCGGACGTAGGTGTTGTCTCCGCGTCTGTAGATGACGACTGGTGACTTCATCTCTCCGAGTCGGAACTGTGCTTGGCCGATCAGATGAACGATGACGGAGGGGTTTGATCGGTTGGTGTATTCGATGGAATCCATGTCGGGATAGGTTGCTTTCGGACCGCGTGTGAGATCCAGCCTCGTCTGATTCCTGCGGCGACGATCTCGGCTGAGTTGGCGAGGATGCGTCGGTTTTCCTCGGAGGCTGCGAGGCGTTCGGCCTCGGTCATGGGTTCTGGTTTCCGTGCGTCACGGAGGCGGGTACTGTACCATGGTTGAAGGTGTCGTGGGGTCTTCATGGTTTGATTTGTATGGAGCTGATTTCTGACAGGACACAGTTGCAGTAGGACCCGTTGTAGGCGTTGCATTGAGGGTGATGCACGGGGTTGGCGAGGATGTGTTCGGATAGGCGGGCTGTGAGCGAGACCAGGTGAACGAGACGCTGGGAAGCCTCGGCGCAGACGGCGTTGGGTGCTCCATCGGGTGAATCGATTTCTGATGAGAGGATGTTGAGTGCGTTCACGAGGTCATGGGTGGATGATTGCATGGTATCGTTTTGGGAAGGTGAGGTTGCTGGGTGGCTGGACATTGGCCCACTCGCAGAGGTCGAAGTAGGAGCGTATGCCGAAGTTCTTGGTCATGTTGGGGAAGATTTTCTGGAGGATGATGGCGTCGATGACCTCCTGTTTGGTGGTGAGGTTGAGTGATTGGACGATCCTGATGTTTCTGGTGCTGAGTCCGAAGGTCCATTTGGACCTTTCGTTTTCCATGTGGATGTTTGAGTTGAGGATCTGGTGGATTCGTTGTCGTGAGACTCCGAGTTGTTGACCGATGGCGTTCATCGTGAGTCCTTTGGCTCGGAGTTCGGAGACTTGTTTGATGGATTCTTCTAGTTTCATTGGAGTGGGGTGAGGATTGCGCGGTAGCGTTTGTTGGCTTTGTGGCATTGGACGCACAGGCCGGATTCCTTTTGGCATCCACAGCCCAAGCAGTTGGCCAATTCGTGACAGAGTTCCTTCCATTGGTTATTTGGTTCGTTGTTTGTTTTTGACTGACCAGACGTAGTAGACGGAGACGTCGTGTGTCTTTGCGAGTTCTCGGTAATTTGCCTTGGTTTTATCATTGAGGATTGCCTTGGTAATTGCCGGGTCGATCTTGCGACCGGGGTAGATGTGGGGTTTTGGTTTCGGTGGGTCTGGCATCACTTGGGTTCCGAGCATCTTGGCGATCTGGTCCTTGGTGAGTCCGATGGATTTGAGCGTTGAGTTCACGTTCTAGTTGTCGTGCGAAGTCTGGCCAGAGGGCTATTCGGTCTTTGAGCCAGAACTCGACGTAGGCGTCGGTTCTTGGAGTACGAAGTAGAAGTTGTTCTGCCATGACGAGTTGAGTTCGTTGTAGGTGTTGTTTTTGATCTTCCAGGTGCGAGGATTTCGTTTTGCTCCTGTGTGGGCGCAGACGATGAGGACGTCGAGGTCTTTGATGGGAGTGTTTCTGGATGGGTGATCGAGTGGTAGTTCGTTGAGTTTCATGGTTGCTCTGAGAGTTCCCTGATGATCTTGGCCCGCTTCTGGCCGTTGGATTTGACGATGAGTTGTAGGACGGTGATGGGTTCGATGGTGGAGGTATGTTTCCAATCTCCTCGGCGCATGGCTGCGGATGAGTCGATTTCTCTGGCCCGCTCGATGTCCACCACGAGGACTTCTCCTGTGGTGGTGTGTTTGTAGACGAAAGCTACGGACAGGCTCACAGCTCCTCCTCTTCTTGCCATTGCTCTAACCCGTCCGGTCTGGTTGTCTCCAGCCCCAGCTTGATTAGGCTTTGGATTCGTTCGTTGAGTTTTCCGTTCTTCTGTCTGAGGTATTCGTTCAGGACCCGCAGTTCCTGAACCTCCTGCTCCAGCTTGACGAGGTGGCTAGGCATGGTGTGTTTCTGGCCTACCGCACGGAGTTCGTGCTGAGCGGCCATGTAAAGTTCGCGGTAGTAGTTGGGGTCGTCGCTCACGGCTTCACCTCCCTCGCTTTGATCATCGCGTCGGCTATCTTGTATGCGTAAATCGGATACGGATCATCAACCTGATATTGGCTCGACATCAGTCCCTGCATGATAGCCGCTGCGAAGTAGTCGCGGAGTGACATTCCGTTTCCGGTGGAATAGAAACCGTTTGAATGCTGGCTAGGAGGGCATGGAAACGCCGGTCCTCCGTCGTTGATTTGGTTGCTCATTTGACCTCCTCCACGACTCCACACGGGAGCCAAGTTTTGCCGTCGAGGCTGTGTTCGAATTGTTGAAGAGCGAACTCTGGCGAAAAGCCATCATTGATTGCGATTCTGGCTCTTGATTTATTGATTACAATAAATCCGTCTGATGTGATTTCCAAAATCAAAGACTTCCAACCGTGTTCCTTTGACCGAATAAACGCCCTCAGCGGTACCTCATCCGCAGTCCACGGGCGCAGGGTTGCGGTGGGTTTGATGCGGTATTCGCAGTCGTGCCAGTCCCATTTTGGATCGTCCACCAATTCCCACACATCTCTGCCCATGTCTCGGAACCGGAACTCAATCTGCCTGCGGGCCTTGAATGCCTGCATCACGCCGATCTGATAGTCGAGGTCCCACGTGTCTACGGCTGCTTGTTCTTTTGTCATTTCGTTCCTTTCTTCTTGTTTTTTCTCCATACCGAGGTGTCGTTCTTGAATCTGTAATTCTTAGCTGCCTTGAATGCTTGGCCAACATGGTTCTTGGTCATGTGATAGGCTCCGTCGCCGTCTGCGATGATCCGGTTGGGTGCGCTTGTCCTGCTCATCGGCCACCTCCGATTGCGTAGTGGAGGATCAGGAGCGCATCGCAGTTGCCGAGGGTGACATCCAGATGGGGGTAGAGTTCCTGGGCCTTGGCCTTGAGCTTACGCTTCCACTCAGGGCCTGTGGCGCATGCCTTCCTGCCTCCGAGGCCGAGGGGTTCCTGCCAGACTCGCGGCTCGACGCGATGGAGTGCGTAGCCTTGTGAGTAGGCGAGCCCTTGGACGATGCCGTAGTTCTCGTGGAGCGTGGCGACGGCTGCGGCGGGTGTGAGTTTGGACACGAACTTCGGCACCTTCTCGATCCAGATGTGGGAGTCTGAGAGTTTGAGGTCCATGAGGAGTTCGTGGATGTCCGGCACGGATTCCGGCATTGGGAACAGGAGGATCCTGTCTTGGGTTTTGACTGCGAACCCGCCGTTCACGCCGGGGTCACAGGCTACGATTGTTTGTTTCATTGGTTGGTTTGTTGTTCTGCGATCTGATGGTGAGTTTGTGGCCTACGAAGACTCCGAGGAGTGTGAAGATCGGGAGGATCGCGGCCATCGAGATGATCGTGAGCGCGGTGTTCATTGGATCGAGCATCCTAGTTGTTGGTAGCACTTGATCCGCTTCTTCGCGTGGGCCTGGGCGAGAGGATGGAAGTTGTCCTTGAAGTCGTGGATGAACGCCTCGTCCTTCCCTTCGCACCTACGAAGAGCCCTGCTGGCCCGCTGGATGGTTTTCTGTGCGCTCCTGCCACCGGACACCATCACGAGCGTCTTGACGTTCGGAAGGTCGAGTCCCTCGTCGGCCAGCGAGGTGGCGATCATCGCTCTGATGTTGCCCGCCTTGAACTCTTCCATGGCAGCGCGGCGAGCCTTCTTCGGCATCTTGGAATGGACGAGGATGGATCCGCTGATCCTCCGCGCATAGTCCTCGCCTAGCGTGACTCTTGGGACCAGCACGAGGGTCTGAGGATCGAGGGATGCGAATCGCACGGCGGCGTCGTTCCTTATCTTGTTCTGGCAGATACCGATGTCGGTGATGGCTTCCCAAGCGCACATGGCGCGGAGTTCCTCGTGTCGGATCCGCATGTAGCGTTTGCGGTCGGTGAAGAGTTTCTCGATGTGGTCATCGATCTTCTTCTGGATCATGAAGTCCGTGGCGGAACACATCATGACGGTTGCGTGGGCCAGAACTCCTGCCAGCTCCTCGCGCTTGATCTCGTAGACGCTATCTCCAAAGAGCTTGAGGAGGATCTCGTTCCGCTTGAAATCATCGCCCCACGGGGTGGCATCGAAGCCGAATCGGATACCTTTACAGGACTCGATGATCCTGCGCCACGACTCGGCGGGCGCATGCTTTGCTTCATCCACGATGAGGACTTTCTTGGATGAGAAATCGACAGACTCGTGGGGGCACCGTACATCGACGCGAGAGTGATCAACGCCCACAGCTTGAAGCGAAGCAATCGCCTGCTGGCAGGTTTCGCGGGTAGGTGCAATCCAGCCGAAGCTCCAATCTGGCCATTGGCAATAGTGCTTGATGATGGAGGAAGCGATGAGTGTCTTGCCGCTTCCTGCCGGGGCGATGATGAGACCTCCGCCCTGATTGGCCCACTCGACAGCTCTCTGCTGGTAAGGGCGCAGAAGGAACGCTTGCGCCGGTTCCTGTTGTGATGAATCTTTGTCGTGCATAGCGTTTCGTTGCGCTTTGTTTGTTTGTTCTATTGCACACCCCCGGAGGCTGGAACCTCCGGGGGCTTTGTTTTGATGATCAGAACGCCTCGTCAGCGGGGGTCTTCTTCAGCCGCTTCACGCGCAGGGTGGTCTGTTCGGCACCGTTCTTGTCGGTGTACTTCTCCTCTTCGAGGACGATGTTGAGCGAGAGCCCCACGAATCCTTGGAGGAAGGCGAGGAAGGCACCTGGGACCGAGAAGTCGAACTCCTTGCCGTCATCGATGTTGGCATCGGTGGCGGAGATGAGCGACTGGACGCGCCACATGAGGGTTTCCTTGAGGGTGAACCGGTCGCTGGCGATCTCGCCGGTGGGAGCCTTGTAGCGGAGGGTGACGACGGGGTTGCCGTACTTGTCGAGGCCCTCGTCCTTGGCGGAGTTGACGACGACGGTGTATTCGCCGGGGCCGGCGAAGGACTTCACTTCTGCTTGGGAACGATCGACTGTGAACTTCATGGTGTTACTGGTTTTCGTTGTTCTTCAAAGCCCACGCGGGCAGAGAAAGGGTTTCGGTTGAGGAGGAATAACAGGGCCAAGAGTTGAGGGCTTGGCATTCGCGGAAGGTGGCAAGCTGAGCATCGATGATCTCGTTGCCGAGGTCGATGGCCTGCTGATCAAGCTCGTAGCAGGCGATGCCGAAAGGCGGCTCCTTCTCTGCTACGATGAATACGAATCTGAATACGAATCGGCCGATGCCGGTGATGCGCTGATACCAAGCGGCTTGGACATGGTAGCGGAACTGCGCGACGGACTTGGCGAACGCCGATGGCGATGCGTCCTGGGTGGTCTTGAGGTCGATGATGTAATCGTCTCCGATGCCATCGAGTCGGGCTTTGACCTCGATGCCGTTCCAGTTGTCGAACCAAGAGGTCTCTGGCTCGATGCGGTGGATGAGTTGGGCAGCGGCAGGGTGTGCGTGGACGGATGCCGCGAGGTAGTTGATCGAGTCCCAAGTCTCTGCTGCCAGAGGGGTGTGGCCTGAGTCGAGGATGGCCTGCCAGATGGCCTTGCCTTCCTTGGTGCGCTTGTCCCCGTTGAACGGCTTGTACTTCTGGATGAACAACTCTGGCTCAAGGACAGCCATGTGAGCGGCGGTGCCGAACTCCATGGCAGGAGTGGACTCCTGCTTGGCCTGACCGTCCTGCCATGCGCGGAAGTGGGCGGGCGACTTTCGGAACTGGTCGAGCCCGGACTTGGAGAGAGCGCGTCGGGCGTGGTAATCCGCTGCCGCCATGTGTTTGAACTTCACGGTGCGACCTCCACGATGGTCTCGACGGCGGGAGACGGCAGCTTGGGGATCTTCTCAAAGATAAGGTCGGGCCGCTTGATGTAGCGGGAGGCCGTGATGTCGTCGATGTCTCGGAAGGTCTGACCTTCCTTGATGCGTCCAGCACCGATGAGGAGTTGGTTCACGGCGGTCTCGCGTGACTCGAAAAGCTCTTCGAGTTTGGAGGTGATGTCGAAGGACTTGGCTGGGGTGACTGCGACCTCGGAAGGAGCCGCCTGGAAGTCCTCGGTTTCCTCCGGGGTGTAGATTCCGGCGACGACCTCGGGGGCGAGCATGCGGACCGCCTTGGAAATGCAGCGGGCGCGGAGCATGGCGGACGGATCCTTGGCCCACCCGGAACCCGGCTTGGCGGGTAGTAGGCCAGCGGTGCGGGCATCGTTCTCGGTGAAGCCGATCTCGCACTCGTTACCATCGTACTTCCAGATGGCGATGGCGGCTTTCGAGTCGAACTGCTTCCAGAGGACCTTTCCTCCGCGAACACGGTATCCTGCGAGCATGGCATCGGAGCGCATGCTCAAGGATCCGTTGATGATGTGGTACTCGCGCTTGAAGTCGAACGGGGTCTTCTTCTCGGCGGCGCACTGCCACGCGATGAGTTTGCCCTGCTCGACCTTGGTGCATCCGAGCATGCCGGATGATGCGATCCACTCGCCCATCTTCTCGATGGCGGTGATTGGGTCCGAGATCTTGTCGTACATCTCGGATGATGGCTGCGTTGTCGTTGCGATTGCGTTCATTGTTTGTCTTGTTGGTTTCGGAGCATCTGCTCGACCACATCGGAGCGGACCCGGATGACCTGGCTGGTGGCCTTCATCGCTGGGAGCCGCCCCGAACGGATCCATCGGCGCACCGTCTCGGGGTGGACCCCGAGAGCAGTGGCGATCTGCTTCGTTGAGAGGAGTTTTACGCTCACGGGGCAGATGTTGCACCGTGTCGTACTCTGCCGCAAGGAAAATGTTGAAATTATTCTGCGGTGAAGCCCCGGCGACCTGCCTGAGGTGTCAGGGACTGGCCGGATTCGCGTAATTCCTTGAGGAAACGGTACTTTCCGATCTCCAGACCCTTGTCGTAGGCGCGTTTCATCAGGTTGATGCGGACTTCATCTCCGCGCTGCTGGAACTGGCCGCTGAGGTAGGCTCTTTCAGCCAGTTTGCGCCGATAGAACCCGACCAGTTGGGTGTAACGGTCGTACTGATCCGGCGTCATGCGCTCGAAGGTTGTCCCCTTGTAGGTGATCTTGGGATTGATGGCCGACGGGATGACTTGGTTGTCGGCGGTGCGACGCCAGATGGTGTAGAGCGTGGCGTTGAGCGGGTCCGCATCGATCTGGCGACTCTTGGCTGCGCTGAAGAAGTTGTAGACCCACGGATTCTCGCTCTTCGGCGTCTGTTCTACGGGGTCTCCCCAGAGGTCGCGTCGCACCGGCATGGCGTTGGGATCGCGGGTGCCTGGGATCTGTAGGCCAATGGCCGCGAACCGCTGGTTGAGTTCGTTGACCGTATCCTTGATGAAGCCCTCGCCGCCGATGGCCGGGAGGTTCTCGCGCTCAACCCGGCGCAGCGCACCGAGGATGGCGGGAGCGACCGGAGAAGCGGCTGTGACCGACAGGCTCTTCACGAATCGGTCGAGTGCGGAGCCGGATTCCTGCGAGAGGAGCTTGATGAAGTCGCTGGTGCCCTTGAGGAACTGCTGCTCCATCACGAAGTTGATGCCCGAGAGAGCCGCGCCCTTGCCGAGAGCAAAGAAGTCAGGGTCATCGGTGGGGCTGCGCTCTTGGAGACGCTTGGCTGTTCCGACCATCATGCCAAGTGCGCCGGAAGTTCCGAGGGCCGATAGATCCTTGACCGTATCACCCGGCTGGAAGCTCGGATTCTCGCCACGGACGAGGCGTCGGAGACCGCTTACGTTGATTGTGCCTGGAGGCATGACGCCGCCAGCCTTGGCCAGCTCACGAGCCTTGTTGGTTTCGCCGGGGGTATCGAGGTTCGGGGTGATGACGCCCTTGTCGTAGAGGTAAGCGTAAGCTCCTGTGACGACTCCTCCGATGATGAGGCGTGAAGTGGCGATCTCGCGCTCGCGCACTGACATGTCCTTCCAGTTGCGAAGGACGCCGGCTGGGGTGAATGACAGGGCTTCTGCGGCTACGTTGATCGGGGTTTTCTGGAAGAGCGAGATGAGGCGATAGGGGACGTAGGCCACGGGTCCGGCCTCCTGCTTGATGAAGCGGTTGATTCCGCTGACCATGCGTGTGGCAGCGTTGTCCTGTTGGAACACCGACTTTGCGGCTTCGTACTCGATGAGTCCGAGATCGTCTTCGGTGAACCCTTTGCGCCCCGCTTGAGCCTGCTCGTCGGTGATTCGCAGGAGCTTGGGGTCACGCTTTGCCAGATTGATCTGGCTCTCGGACAGACCGCGCTGACGCCCCACCTCGGTGATGATCCTGGCTCGCTCGGCTGCACGGAACGGAACGTCGGTGGCCTGCGTGAGTCGAAGGAAGACATCGGGGATTGCCCCAAGGGTGGCCTCGACAATGTTGCGAGCGATGGGTGCGCCCTCGTACTGACCGGACATGGCCTCGTAGAGGTTGCGCCATGCGCGTGTGAAGTTCAGCGGGTTACCGATGTCCGTGCCGAGTTCGTAGGGCATCGCGTCCGAACCCTTGAGCAGGATCTTTCCAGCCTGCGGCAACGACTTGGCGAAGGCGTTGATACGGTCAATCGTGCGAGCGCGATAGTTGTAGCTGGAGTTCTTGCCGCCGAACAAAGCGGAGTCGATTGCTGCCGCTGTGGCATCTGAAGCGTCACGAAGAGGAGCGTTGATGATGTTTCCGACCACGTTCCTGACGATGGAGATCGGTGACATGACCGATCCTTGAACCATCGAGATAAACAGATCGGCTGCGCTCGACGGGTTGATCCTGCTGATCAGCTCATTGAGCGCGACATCCGAGTCGTTCTTGAGTGCATCGGCCATGTCGAGCAGGCCAGAGTTCACTTTGATTGCGCGGTCGTCGTTCCTTTCGACGGCCTCTTTGAGTCTGATTTCGGCGCGACGGACGGAATCGACATTTGTTCGATACCTATCCATTGCATCGCCCAGCTTGGTGGCTTGCTCTGGGGTCATCTTCCTCCCCTGCTTGTCCATCGATTTCGTTACGAGAGCGATGATTCCTTCCTTGGAAGCCGCGTTGAGCAGCTTGAACTGGTTGATGAGTTGGCCCCAAGTGGTCCCGCTTTCGGACAACGACAACGCAGTCTTGGTTGCCGCATCCATGTTTCCCTCTTGGATCTGGCGACCAAAGATCTCCAATCCAGAAATGGTCCTCGTGTTGGACTTGCTGTTGGCCAGATCAGCTTCCAACTGATCTCGCGTCATCGTGGATGCGGCTTCCGCAGCGGCTGCGACGTTTTGCTGGCGATAGGAAGCCCTTGGAGATTTTGCTACAGCCTCTCGGATGACAGGAGGAACTCCAGGCGCAGCGGCAACACGCTCGGCAAACGCACGAGCCTCCATCTTGGGAGGCACTTGAATCGGAGACGGGCGGCTGATGGTGCCGGTCAGTTGCTTGGAGAACTCGGTCTCGTCGAACTTGTCTTTGAAGTTCTCTCGTGCGTAACGGAGTCCTGCGGCGACACCGTCGGCAATGCTTCCGCCGGCCCTGATGACTGCTTGGGCCACCGACAGCGCACCGTTCCAAGCCGCGCCCATGAGCTGCGGGAACGGGTTGGCTCCGAGGCCGGGTTCGACTTGGGTGCGGAGCCCTTCGAGTCGTTCGGCAACGCCTTCGGCTTTCTTGCGGAATCTGCCTTGAGTCTCCTCGACAGCCTTGTTCCAGACCTCGTTGAAGATCGTTTGTTCAGCGACCGGGAGACCGGCTTCTTTGCGCCCTATTCCGATGGCTTCCTCGACCTTCTTTCGGGTGAGTCGGACGGATTCACCCTGAGCGGCACCAGATTCCAGCGTCTCTGCAACCGCCTCTGCGGCGAGGCGTTTGTCGCGTAGGGCTAGGGCTCGGGTGAGCTTTTGCTCGACGGTTTCGAGAGGCGTGGATGTGCGAGCGGCAGCGGCTTGCTCGGCAGCGAGTCGTTCTTCGCGGGCGCGGAGACGTTCTGCGATGATGTCGTCCACAGACCTGAGTGGCGTTCCCTCTGGAGCAACAGGAACCTCTGGCTCACGAGGAGGAAGCATTCCACCTTCACGGGGAGCAGCGCGTTGAACCTCAAGCTCTGGAACGATCAGTGGCCTGCTTACAGGCTCAGCAACCGGAGCCTCTGGAGCAACCTCTCCACGCATCAGTTCTTCCGC